TACACCCCAAGCTGTTTCCGTTTCAGTAGCAATAGTTCCTGTTGTTGTTTTCTCTGGGGTTGTGTCATTTGAATAACCCCAAGTCCCCAGTATCGATAAGGTTTGTTGTCCACCATAAAAGGATTTAGCAGTGTCCTCATTTAGCGTCATTTCTACCTTTGGACTAGAGTTATATGGCTTGAGCCAGAAATCTGCGTTATAGCCCTCTGTGAGGGTCTCAGACTCACTTCTGTCAGTAGACTTATATGAAGTTACTGTGGTTGTTTCAATCAACCAAGCATCAAGAGGAATTGAGTTAATCAATCCGCTCGTATTGCCAATAGTCTCATCTGAATAACTGGACACTATATTTTGGCGGCTACTTCTTAATGTACCCGAACCAATATCAAAAAAACGTGTCTCAACATGTGGACCAAAAGACTCCATACCAACATAGTTATCAATGCGCTTGGATGCTGATTCAACAATCCTGCGAATTATGGCTGTGTCACTAGTCCAGTTCGAGGAATAGGATGTTCCTGCTAGATAGTCACGTAGGCTATCAATACTGGCATATGTATGGCGTGTTACCACTATTTATTTTCCTCTGTTACTTCTTCTTTATTTTCTTCTGCATCGGCTTTCTTAGCCGTGGTTTTCTTTGTTGCCATCTTCTGAAAATACTCTGAATACTGGTTGGCATCTTTTGCAGGAATATCATATTCCTTGCCCTCAACAAAGGCCAGATTCATAGCACCTATTGTGACCGATTTTATACATTTAACTTTCATCATAATCTCCAAAAAAAGGGACTGAGAAACAGACCCGACATTTGCCCCCCAGTCCCGATAACTATCCTTTCTATAAGCACTCCCCATCGTGGGCGGTGTGGAAACACACCGCCCATTTAGGGACTAGCTAGGTTATTAGCTAGCGGCGGCCTTCAGAATCTTAAATGCGGCAGATAATCCAACCTTGCCATCTCCTCTGCGTGTAGCAAAGAATCCAACTTGGTCATTCTCCATGTAAAGAGAATCATTTCTGCGAATACTGAAACCAACCCTGTCAAAAATGTAATAGTTTCGGAAATCTCCGAATACTCCTATCTCAGCGTTAGCTGTTATAGCAGTAGCAAGACCAGTTCCTGCAATATCACTATTCACTACGCCCTTACCAAGCAAAAAGGTTGCAGGAGGTGTGTTCAAGTCATTAACTGAATGAACCCCTGCGGACGTTGCATTGATGCCGTTGATTTCTTTCGATATCAACGAGGGCATTACCCAAGAGGCATTGGCTCTGTGCTGAGCCTCTAAGGTGTAGAAAATATTAAACAAATCATCCGCAACAATTGCGGTTGCACTTGCTAACAGAACATCACTGACTGAAGAGGCGGCATCTGTAATGCCTGTATAGTCAGTTGACCCACCGCCTCCAAGTATTCCAACTTCTTCATCTCTGCCTGCGGCCTCTTGGAATATCTGCGTGAGCATGGAAGGAAGGTTAATTGCACTATCGTCCAAAAGTTCTCTAGTGACCTTTATCAATCCTCCGCTCTTCTTTATCGAGAAAGATACCTGACCCACGCTTGGAGTCTGGTCAGAAAAAGCGGCCTCTTCTGCAATTGCTCCCCATGTGGCATTGGCAAGGGTTGGAATATATCCGTCCTTACTTGCTACACGAATAGTTGTGCAGTTGGAGCGTATGGCTCCAGATGGCAATCCAGTGTCATGAATGACGGTATTTATAAACTCTTCTGGTACAAAATCAATTTGTTAATCTGCTTTCACAGTAGTGAGATATTTCCCCTCACTTTTCTCATGGTTTCCCATGAGTTCGGACTATATCTTCAACTCTATATGAGTTGTCGGTCACTAGTGGGACTTATTGCTTCGGTACTCATTCCCTAGTCTCTGAACCTTCCTGATTACTCTTAACCGTTCATCAGGCTTGGATGCTGATTAGCATATCTTTCGACTTAGCCTTCCAGCAGTTCAACCGATTATCCTTGTGTTGTCACCAACACAGGGGCCATTTTTATTCCATAGCCACCCTCATTATCAGTCCCTTCCTCCATAGCTTTTTTCTCGTCTGGAGTTAAAGACATCTGGAACACTGCATCATTTGCGGACTGCACATACTTAATGAATACATCCTTATAGAAAACAGCGTCCTCTTTTTCTCGAATTCCCATCTTCTCCTGCACCCATATTGGCTGTGCGGCGGCAGGAAGTCCCTTGACCCATGACGGAGGCCTATAACTGGCTTTCAGTTCTGCTCCGCCTTCATCAAGGCTATGTATAGCAACATCTGCTGATGCTACTGGAACAGTATTCATGGGTTTGGCAAATTCACCCTTTATCCTGTCCAGATCAGCCTGTGCCTCATCTTTGGCATCGGCATCCTTAATGGCATTTTCTGCCTCTACCATCTTGGCTCGACCTTCTTCTACATTTCCATCTTTCAATGCCTCTTCTGCTTGAGAAAGCAGATATGTGGCATGATTTCTGATATCCGTGGTATCCAAAACGTACCTCCTAGTACCTTGGTTTCTTTTTCTTTTTGCCCTTCAATTTGAGCAAATCAATTTGTGCCTGAAGTAGTTCTGTGTCAGAGGCATCAGTCTCTTGGACTTCTGTGTCTGAGGCAATTTCTTCAACAGCATAAACTTCCAATAAAGTTTTTGGCTCCTCTCTATCCTCAACAGGGGCAATACATTCATCCTCTGCTTTTGCGGATATGGTAGCCGTTTGAGGACTCGCACCTCTTATAACAGTGCTAACCTCAACCCAATCTAAATCCTTGATTCTTCTAGTCTGTTTCTTTCCCCTGCCTTCATATTTAATTCCATCTTCTGGAACATTAAATCCTACAGACCACTCCCTGACAAAGTTACCTTTGACATTACTAAAAGCCTCTCTGCCTCCCTGCGTTTCCATGTTCATCTGCATAAGCGTGTACAACTTATATTCATCATCTGTTATGTGAACAGGTCTTGCCGTCAGAACTTTCCCAACTACTGTGTGTTGGTCATGTCCTGCCAGTACAGGAATTGGTAGATTTTTCGCAATGGAGCCATTAAAAGCAATTGGGTCGATTACATCCCCATCCTTATCAATAACTCCCATAGTATTGGTGAATGCCTCAACCATGCCCTGTTCACCGTCAAGGGCTTTAGCCTCTGCAACCTCTATACTTTTGTGGATCATACTGTTACTCCTTCAGGCTGATAACTTCTTGGCATGGGAACCCAACTTAGAGTTCCATTGGGATGGTCGATTATGTCAAAAGCATCTTCAACCCTGTAAACCTGTCCATTCCTTTCTGCACAACTTCTGTTATATGGGTCTCCGACGGCAGGAGCCGTATCGTAAGGACTGCCGTCAATGTCATAGGCCCTTACATAAGCAAATCCCTGTCGCTTAAATAAATTAGTGCTTGTTAAATTTTGGCTCCGCATAATTTCTGTTCTTGCAACTAATTTTGACCTAATTTCAGATTCTTGCAAAACACTCCGCAATCCGGGAAATTTCTCATCTGGAACTCCCCTTGCTAACTGGTCAATGGAATAGCCTCTTTCAAATGCTATGTCCAATGCTTTTTGAACTCTCTTCTTAGTTGTTGAATGAATCAGAGTTGCTCTTGCAGGGGCAGATGTTAAAACTTCAGAAACCACAGGAGATGCCTCTGCCCATGCCACTTCCCCTGCCACTCCACTTGCATTAATTATTCCGTAAGTTGACTTAGATACCTCAACATACATCCGATAGATTAATTCACTAAGATTCCCGACTTCACTATTGGGAACCAAATCAGTCATATCAAAAGGAAAGGCTCCTTGTTTTGTTATCTCTGTTTCCCTTTCCAAGTGCCGTCCCACTACGCCATCAATACGATTTTTAATGCCTCTAAAATACTTAGCAATAGAGGGTTCATATTTTTCCGCTAACCTATCTCTTTCTTTGTTTAAGTTATCCCCCATTTTCTTGCCTCTTGGAGCAACAGGGTCAATTGCTTTATCTGATAGAGCATTAAAGCCTGTTGGTAATAACCTGTCTAAACTTGGAGTCATTGATTCGACCATGTTGGCAGGAAGTCTTCTTACATCACCTTCAGCCAAAGCCTCTTGCCCAACCAGTTGTCTAGCCTCATTCAATGTAATGATTCCTGCGCCAAAAAGATCAGTGGCTCTTTTGTTATCGGTTTCCTTATCATCCATAAAGGCTCGCATCTCAGCGAAATCAACAGCAACGGTTTCACTCATCTCATATCCCACACAGTAATTGAGGAACCTGATGATTTTGTTAATTAAAGGCTCTAGAGTCTCTGAATGGAAAGATAATCGGGCCTCCTTATAGTTAGAGAAGGTTGACCGCTGTAATCCCACATTAGCGGAGATAAGAATTGGCGGTACTCCAAGAACTGAGCAGATACGAGATTCTGTGTGATTATGTAAATCAGTTAGAGCCATTTCAGCAGGGGCGGAGGCCATTTGCTGATATTCCGCATCATCATCCAAAACAGCAACAGAATGGAAGTTGTTTTTACCACCAAAACTGGAACGCCATCTGGACCTGATCCTGTTGGCCTCTTCCTGAGACGTAAGCCTTCTTTTAACTTTCAACAATCCTGATGGGACCCCTGCATTCTGAAAGAATACTTTAGCGAAATCCGTCATGGATAAATCCAGATTTATTGTCTTGGCTAAAACGTGCAATGGAGAAAGTCCGTATAAGTCCCCACTTGGATTAGGAAAACTCATATGCCCAACATCATCAGGCTCAAGGAAATACTCTCGACCATCTATCTCATAAGAGTAACCCTTAACACCTTCTCCTGAAGGCATGATAGAAATTCTGTCAGGACGTAACAGATAAAGGGCTGTAATCTTGTTGCCCCTTGAGCGTTCTTTTAAAATGTAGACATTACCTGAGACATAAAGATAAGTAACCAGACGTTCAATCCAGTGGTAAAAATCCTGATTCTCATTGGGGAACATTATCAACTGACTGAGCGGAGTACCTGTGGCCTCAATCATTCCATCAGCAGTTTCTTGTTCAACGAAATATCTAGCTGTTGCCGCTCCTGTCGAAAGTTCTCTAATACATGAATTAACTATGGAGTTTCGGGAATAACCTTCCTTCGCATAATTGGCGTAATTATCCTCTGGATACATTACAGAGGATAAATCGTTTACTAAAGGAACAGAAGTTGCTACATCGTAGTCAATTTCCTTATCAAAAAACGGAAACCATTTTGGCATAGTTTCTTTATCCTTATGCCTTTTGGGTACATGGCGAGACCACATGCTCTTACAGAATAAGGTCTTAAAATCCTAACGTCAAGAAAGATATGTTTCGTTGCGTGTCTTGCATCTTCCACACACAATAACAGTTCCCTTTCCTGCTTTCTCAGCAAGTAGTTTTCCACAGTCTGAGCATCTCAGTTCTTTATCCTCCATCACCATACTCCCTCTCCTGCTGAATGCCCTTGAGCATAGACCGCAAGTGCTAATGCCATAACACAGTCATCATGCAGACCATCAGGAGCCGAATACCTAACGCCAGTTCTTGTGTATTCATAAGCAAACACATCCAACTCAGAAACAATAGGTCCTTCTGGATATGTAACGTGTTGGCCCTGTATTGCCAGAGCAAGCCCTTCCATTAACTTCTGTTTTGATGAAGAGGAAAAATGGAATCCTTCAACACTGGAAAGATGTCTCTGGAGCCGTTCAACAACAGGGTCTCCAACTCCAGTAGAGTCCACAACTGCATGAGTATTACCAATCAATCTGGCAAGCCTTGAGATTGTTTCCTCCCAAGGCAATTGGAACCGCTCAAAAGAACACACAGCCCCTGTATTATCTAAGCCCACAGCAACAGTCCAGTCCACGCTCTTTGCAAGGTCTACACCAAACACAACAGGCTCTGATGATGTCATGGGTCCAATACATTTCTGGATGTTGGATTGTCCAAACGGATTACCACCATCCTCTGATGGAATGGCCCTGTAAAGTTCATTGAATACTTGTTCTGGTAATTGCGCTTTAGCCTGTGCTATTTCGGACTCATCCAGAATGCCTGCATCAATCGCATCATATGCAGTGATCTTGGCATAGTGCCAACCTTTCTCCCCCTGCTCTGCTCTTCTGGCAATCCGATAGGCCCAGTTGTTGCGGCCTTTTACGTTGCCTATAATTCTGATTGGGCCTCTTGTAGCTGTAAGAGTTGAACGGATCGCAAACCAAGACTCTTGTCTCATTCTGGTAGCCTCATCCAAGACAACTGCAAAAACATCCTCACCATATAGAGCATCAG